TGCAAACCCATCTGCTGATGCTAGTAGAGAGGCATGGAAGCTAGTTTTACCAGTGTTGGGACGAGCACCAACCAAGACAAGGTGACCACCACTAACGCCCTCCACCCTACGAGCCAAGGAAGATATGTTGAACTTCCATTTGGATTCCAGAAGCGTGGCATCAAGTATTGTGTCAAGGCTATTGTCATCCCAGTCAACACGAAGATTAGGAGTAAAGTCATCTTTGTAGTCCTCAAGTAATTGTCGTAAAGGTTCAAGGCTATTCTCTGTACCATTCACAAAGTCAAAGCCTAGGTTAGCAACACGATCACCGACATGCTGTTGGAATAATTGAGACAGTGTATCCTGTGCTATCTCTTCTTTGATAGGCTCAGTGATGCTGATGCGTTTGAACAAGTCTTCGTATGCACCACGTGTAGCTGTAGTCATACTAGCATTCATACGATTGAACACAGCTTCTAGATCAGCGACAGTTAAGTCACCATCGTATGCTTCCATGGCACCATCAAGTGCTTGCTTGATCTTACGTACATCTTTGCTAAAGATTTTGTCAGGACACTTGATGCCCTTGTGTCTGTTGTAGAACTCACGGTTCAGTAGTGTTTTAAGTAGGGCCAGTTCCATCATTGTCTGTGTCTCCTGTAAGTATTCTATAATAAACTTCTAATGCAGCTAAGGGCCACATCAATGCGAAGCGTGTAGGTGCGCCCGTATCTTCCTCGTCTACGGGTGATGCAAGATAGTGTAGGAAGGGTAGTGCAAACAAGTACATGAATACAACACCATAGAAAAAGTTAAGCATTACCGTTTGCCTTTGCTCTTTGCATTGCAGCCTTACGTTCCTCTTCTGTGAAGGGAAGGATAGCTTTTGTATTGTAGTCTACCACCACACCTGTGTTCCACCGTGCAGCTTCTTCTTCTGCATCTCTTTTGTTGTTGAATATCTTTGGCGCTGGGTGGTTGTAGAACATGTTTGCGTTAGCAGGGACATACATCCAGTCACCATCTACATCTATCATTACTGCATACTGTTTCATCTTTATCTCCTTCAGCATCATCTACAGCTTTAACAAATAACATCATCAAGCCATACTCAAATATTTTCTTGTAAGATTCCTCTAGCATCTCTACCTCTACAGTAGCAGAACCATCTTCATGCTCTGTTATCTGGTTTATGTGTATCATATCACTCTTCATTTTCCACATAGCTCCTGTAGTTTTTCCATATCCTCTGGCATACGGTATTTAATATCATCAGACAAACTCAGGGCTGTAGCTTGCTTGCCTGTCCATAGTTCAATCTCTCTACGATACTCAATAGTCTTACCTATTGCATCAGGATCAAGAGCAATAACTGAACGATCATACTCACCTATCTTAGCGAAGTGTTTATCGTTCATAGTAGTACCTAAGATAGCCATACAGGTTACGTTGGATAGCTCCTGGTATGCTACGATAGCAGAGATAACATCCTCTACGATTAGCATTACATCACCGTCACCTATGGTGTAGTAGTGTGCAGCACCAGTGTAGCGATACCACTTAGGATGTTTCTTTGTACCTACTGCACGTCCTATTGCATCAATCATTCTACCCTTGTGATAGATAGGGAAGACGACACGCTCTTGCTGTACGTCATAATATGTACCACCAACGATACCCCAACGGCGCATGAATCGGTTATGCTTAGTGTGCTGTGGTGTAGGTGTTACTAGCTGTGCGGGTAGCTCCATGGTCTGTATCTCTTTTGGTTGTTCCTCTTGCGCTGGGCGCATGTGTGCCATGATCTCTCTGGCTGTCATGTCTGTATCATACATACCCTTAACATCACAACCTAGCTTGTAGCAATTCCACTTCAATGTACCTGTACTGATTGTCGCAGTGTATGTCTTGTGTCCTCTACAGAAGGGGCAGTCACCACGATAGTCACCGTGTGTGGTTAGGTCAGCGGCATACGCTCTTTGCTTTTTATAACTCGTCATGTCTTTGACTCCCAGTACTTCTTCGTTTCATCTAGTGTCTCATAGTATGTCTCAATGAAATGCTCTATACCTTTTGAGTAGTAGTGCTTACTTCTTGTATCATTACCCCACATCCCTGTTGTATAATAATAAGCATAGCGTGGCGCATACTCATCCTTGGGTTCTTTTTCTTTGTAGATAAAAAACATACTAGCCTTTGGATGATATACATAAGCGATACCTTTTTTGTTTAGGTAATTTATTACATCATCTTTAGTATCATCTGTATATATTCTAAACTTACGCTTGCCCTTACTATTTGTACCTTTGTATACCCACTTGTTCTCACTCGTCATCATCGTTACCTCTTGCTGCTAGTGCTTTAGTTGCACCGCTTAATGTGTTGACCATGTAAGGTTTAACTGACGCAATGTTCTTGTGTCCTGTTACCTGCATGATGTTAGCTAAGTCAACGCCTCCTTCCATCATCTCAGTCACAGCAGTACGGCGTAAGTCCATAGCTGTAAGTTCAAGTGGTAGGTTAGCTTCCTCTAGTATCTCATTGATAAGAATAGATATTTCTACTTTATCATAAGGTGTGTATGCACCTGCTCGTGGCTTAACACGTGGTGCTACGTATTCTTGGTAGCCAAAGTCCTCCTTCTGTTGACGCAGCATATCACACAACCCCTGAGATATTGGGAGATGTATCTCTGCGTTACGCTTGGATTGTGTCAGGTCCATACGACATTCTGTTAGGTCTAGCTTATCCCACGTGATCACTCTCATGTCACCGACTCGCTGCCCCCAGTCATATGCCATATGTACTATCAGACCAATGCTGCGCCAACGGAAGTCACTGTAAGCAGTCTCAAGGAATGTCTGTACCTGTTCACGTGTCCATACTGTACGTCTGGGAGGTTGAGATACAGTCTTGACTAGGGCTACAGGGTTGTTGATCATTACGTCATGACGCATTGCGTGTTTCCATGCAGCTGATAAGACAGACTTGCGATAGTTAGCAGTGCGTACCCCTGTGAGAAGCCACACATCATAGGCTTGTGTCAGGTGACGTACCTTTAGTTTGCTACAGCGGTAATCCCCAAGGTCTTTGCCCTCAACTTCAGTGTTGATAACTGACATGAGATGAGATTCATAGTCTCGTTGAGATGCCGAAGAGAGCCTACGAAACGCAGAGGACAGGAGGAAAAACTCTACGATCTCAGATAGTTTGGCATTGCCCTTGGGGATATTCATATTCTTGTCTCCTCTATATTAACTTCAGTTGTACTGGTTCCTCGTACACTTCCTCAAGTCTTGGGTGTAGTACATCACTGAACTCTATGTCACAGAAGTTACCACAGTCAGGCATGATCATCTTCTGCTCTCGCCCTGCATCAGGGTCTAACTCGTCTAAGAACTTGTTACGGATGCAGCTATTGCCTACCTGACGTTCAGCCTTAGCCATCTTATCAAACACTTCAGGGAAGTCTCGACGTATCTTGTTCCAGTATCCCATGCCACCTTTGACACAGCCAATACAGTTGTTGTTACCGTAACCTAAGTCATACATTACAGGACGTTTGATACCTGCTTGCTCAAGATAGTATAAAGTCTCAGGCTTAGTCATCTTGTTTTCTATCAACGGAAACAGAGGCTTAGCATCAGGGTACTGCTCCTTGAATCGGATCGCTCTATTGATCTCCTTCTTGCTGTACTCAAAGCCAAACACCTGACCATCATACTCAAGCTCACGCTCAAGACGTTGACGCACACGCTTCTTAAGTACGAGTGTACATCTTGCACCACCTGGCCCGTTGACATAGTTATCATTAAGTATGACATCGAACTGGTCTTTGTACTTAGGTGGTGCACGTTCAACGATGATCTCTCTACCGTACCACTCTTCGCATTGCTGCTTGAACCGTGCGTTGTCAGGGTGGGCGCTGTCTATAGCAAAGTAGATAGGTACTACATTGTCCACGCCATACTCTTCGATAGCTAGTTTAGTTGCTACTGCGCTAGTTACACCTGCGCTCCACCATGCAATGATCATCACAACTGTCTCCTGTTAGTTTACGTAAGGGTGTGCGTTTATAACGTACTGTACCTTGACCTCACTGTCAGGTGTGTCCTGATACAATTGAGCTAAGGAGTTTGCTGTATCCTGCACTCGTTGTATAAACGTATCGTCTACCCTATTGACAGTACTAACTGGTACTACAGCTATGAGTTCTGTCTTTGTTACCCACTTATTATGTGGAGGATCATTTGGATCAGGCTTAGTGTAGCTATAACTCTCCGTTACATATATCACCGCATCATTGTGATCCCAAGTTTTAATCTTATAGGTTTTGTCTTGTAACATCACCACTGTCTCCTTGTTTTCCAGTAGGACCAACACGTATTGCAGTGGTCCTTACCAAATACTCCATCTATAAGCCATACTATGTGTGGCTTACCGTTCCTCTTCCACTCCCAGTTCCTCGCTGAGAATGTCTGATTTAGATTGCCTCCTAAGATTACGTTTGTCAATACGCTTAGTGCTATTGCTATCCGCTTTAGGTAGCTTACCAATCCAATGCGTAACGTCATCATGCGGGTCATCAGTTTGCGATCCATTCATACATCATCCATACAAAAGGCCATAAGATAAACGCTGCCCATAGATATCCTAGAACATTGGATACCATACTTCACCTGCGTCGATTGCTTTTTTAACATGGCTTGCTTCGATCTCACGTAGCTTACCTGTCTGTTCATCACCCTTCCAGTACGCATCATCGGCACACTTCATCAGCCAATCGTAATGCTTCTGCGCTGGGACAACACGCTTGTCATGCTGTAACATTTATCTTACTCACCTTCACTTCATTTAACTTAGTCTTGGCTACTGACTCAGCCTCTGACTTGTTACTTGTTGTGTACCAACAGATAAGTTTACCTGCGTTGTCATAAAAGTTAATGCGATACCTATTCATCTTCATCCTCCTCTTGCCACTCCTTCCAGTTGTCATACTCAGCATCCAAGTCCCAATGATCAATCATATCTTGTGGGATATTGTCTCGCCAATCTTCTTCACTAAAGTCAATGTCAAAACTTACGTCTGTGCCTAGGTCACTATCGAAGCTACCCACAAAACCCATACCAGGTTCGTAGTAGTATGCTTCAATGTGAATGTCTTCATTCTCTGTAGTGTAGGTATCAAAAGCTTCAGTGGGTGGACCCCATGCTGTGTCAAAGCTAAGGCTAAGGGTGTCACCATCAATGTCACCATAGGCTTCACCAGCATCCCACTTAGTACCCCAATTCTCTAGTCGCCATGAGTACCAGTTCATACCATCCATGCTACCATCTGTATCCTTAAGCTCTTCAGGCATAGGCACCATGTGTTGTAGCATCTCACCATTGTCTGCTGCTTCTAGGATAGCCTTGAGTTTGTCAGGGTTACCCTTAATAGTTAAGCTATTCATACACCAATTAGGCATTGTCTGTATCCTTATATGCTTTGTTAGTACGGTTAGGTCTTTGTACTTCTGGTTTAGTTTCACGGTGGCGGTCTTGTGTGATCTGCTCACGCGCCCACGTGTATGAGATTTTCCAATAACGTGCTGCTTCTGCAATACTACGGAAGTCTTTGCCATATAATCGGCACGATACACCCTGTTGTTTCTGTGTAGGTTCGTGCTTCAATCGGTCATACATAGGTAGATGTTTAGGTTGCATTATGCTGTCTCCGAGATTAGGTGGTAGCGTTTGTATCGCTGCCCTGTTACTGGATGTGACTTCAACACTTTGTTGAACTTGTACCCTAGCTCTTCGAGGTCATTGATACGACGAGGTAATGACATGATGTTGTACTCTACGATAGCCTCACGATTAGTGATACTACCTACAGTTTGTAGGTGCTTAACGATTGTCTGTAGTTGTGGTTTCATGATGATGTCTCCTTCTCTTGTTTAATCTCATCAATGATTCTAATAAGTGTATTCACTGAGTCACGTGGCATACGTAGTATCTCGCCTGTGCTAGTGTTGTTCACTACCATCTCACCAGTGCTGAAGTAGTGTGCTTGCCAACCTTGTGTCAGGTTATGTGATGCTAAACATTTCATGTTGTGTCTCCTTATGTTGTAAGCATTACGCTATATCTTGGTTTGTGTCAACCTCTGTTTGATTGGTGTCCCTTTTCAAATGTTAGTATGCCATGGCAGTTACCACATAACACATCACATTTGTTAAGCTCTTTACGTAGTTCTAAGAAACTCTTACACCCTCGCTTAGCTGTAATAGATGCAGCCCTCTGTCCCAAGGTAAACTTTTTCTTAGTAGGTTCTCTATGATTAAACTCTAAGGCAGCATGATGTGAGTTGTACCCACACTTTACGCAGCCCTTGATAGTTTTGTAACGTCTAAGCACAGACATACCATAGGTGTACTTACTCTTTTTGTTTGCCCTATCACAGTCAATACAGTTTGATGTGTCTAATGTTCCATTGCTCCTTGCCCTGAACTGGTCAGGCTTTTTGGTTTGCTTGCATTTATTGCAGGTCAATACAAAGGTAAGTCTACACATAGTTATACCATCTCTGAGTTAAATTCATACACTGCACGTGCAAAGCCACGAGGTGTAGCACTGCGTATGTTCTTAGTCTTCATACTCTTACCACCTAGCTTCAGGTGTTGCCTACTGTGTCCCTCTTCAGGTTCAACAGGATCAGTCCAAGGCATACGGAAGCCACCACCTGTCCATAGGCATGTCTTCTTAGGGTATGCATCACGTGGTGCTATGTAGTCAGGCCAC